GATAAGTTTATGTTGGCTATATCAAGAGCATCTTGGGCATTATTTTTATTAGTTAGGGCAGTTGCAACTACTGCTGTTTGTCCATCTACGGCTGTTTGGGCTGATGCTTTTTCTTCTCCTGCCGTGGCTTTTAATACAAGTGATGTGTCGTATGTGGCAGAGGTTTGGGTCTGGGTTTCTTTTGCAGATACGGCAAGGGCATACTTATCTTCTGCTTCTTCAATTAGGGATAAAAATTCATTCTTGTATCCAAGATCATCTACACTATCGTTAAGTTCTTCAATTTGTTGGGCTGCAACCGTTAGTGGATCGTCTGAATTAGCTTCTGTAGGAGCTATTAGAAGCCATCCAAAAGTAAGTAAAATAACGGTAGATATACGCAAAAGTTTATTCAAGTGATAAGAACTCCTCTTGCCTATTATATCAAATTATTCAGTTAGACATAATAATATAACAAAAAAGGGAGCCAAATTAATGGCTCCCCTAGTTGTTGGACTAATTACTTGATTAAAGTAACCTTAGCCTTTGGATTCTTTACATTCCACTTCTTTGCAAGTGCATTGAAAGCATCCTTAATTGACTTAAGTGCATCAGCATTATCTGCTGTTAACTTAGCGATGGTTGCATCCTTAGCAAGTACAACTGCATCTGAAGCAGCCTTTGCATCAGCAAGTGCCTTAGCAGAAGCAGCCTTCTCTGCAGCAAGTGCAGTTGCAGAAGCAGTCTTCTCTGCTGCAAGAGCAGCATCTGAAACTGCCATAGCAGCAACTGCATCAGCAGCAGCCTTTACAACTGCAGCATCTGAAACTGCCTTAGCAGCAAGCGCTGCATCCTTTGCAGCCTTTTCAGCAGCAAGTTCTGATACTAGATCACGAACTGTAATCTCTGCAAACGGAGCAAGTGCTCGTGCTGGCAATCCGACTACATCTGCAGTTGTTGCATCTCCAGCGGTTGTTGGAGCAAACATTACTAGTGAGCGTGTTCCAGTTGTTGGTAGAGTAACCTTAAAGGTTGCTGTTCCAAAATCTGATAGCGCTGAACCAGTTGTTGCTGTTGCTGTGTCTAATACTGCGGTTGCAGCAAATACTGTTGCAGTAATTGACTTTGCAGATACCTTGTTTCCAAATGTATCTGTTGCAGTTACGATAACATCTTGCTTTGTTCCAGCAGCGCCAGTAGCAGGAGCACTTACAGAAAGGGTATTAATCTTTCCAGCAGTTCCCTGTACATAATATGTTAATGTAGTTCCCTGGTTTGTAACAACCACGGTTCCAATTGCTGTCGTTTTAGTATATACATAAAACGTTGCAGTTGTTCCTGTACCAGTTGCAATAGTCAGGCTTGAAGATCCCGATGCTGATGTTACTGGTGCAGCAGTTGTGTGTAGTGCAGACACAATTGTGCAGTTTGTGCAGACAGCAGAAACTGCTGTTCCTGTGTCAACTGTTGCAATAAAGCGTAGTGCATCTGCAGCATCAACTGTATTATCAGCAGGTACTGGCAATGCAGCAGGTGTAGCGATAGCGGAGTTAGTGCTATTAGCAGTTCCGTCAAGCGATACAGCGACTGTCATTACAGCAGCACTTGCAGGTGTTGCTACGAGAGTGCCCAAAGTCATGGCTGCAACCACGGCTAGAGCAATTTTCTTAAATGAATTCATTTTTCTCCTTGTTGTATTATCCATTAAATTAATTTATATTCTGTCAAGAAATCTCTGACATCGTCAGGGACTTCCCTAGTTTCCAATTCTACCATAGCTCTCTGCTTTTGTGCAAGTCGGCTGGCAGAAGACCAAGTATGAATCTCAATCTCATGATTAGAATCCTTACTTGTATGCGAGATTGCCCCAAATACCGCCCCACAGACGGCATCTGCTAAGTCCTTAGATTTTTTGCGAGGGTGGTCAACTCTATTATTTCTCATAATTTTAAGTTCACTCATCTCATCAAGAAGCAAAGGAATCATAGGCATTGCAATTCTTTCTTCATAGATCATCATGGCTAAATCCTCATAGTGTTTTTTGGCAACAGAGACAGTATCAGTTCTCATTCCAACCGCTTTTAGTTCCTGTTGAATATCAAAGGACTGCCATCGGTCAAATGTAACCATGCCTATGTTAAAACCCTCCCTACGAAGATTCATTATCCACTGTTTTACTTCTGATAAATTTACAGGTCCTTCTACCTTTGGCTCCCACCATGCTACGGCATCTACGATTACAATAGGTGCTACCTGATCGTAATCTTTTATAACCTGTACGTTTACCCATTTATCTACATGCGCTATAGCAACAGCACACTTATCGTGTTTCTGAGCCAAGTCAGCATGTACATAGTAAATTTTATCAGGATCTGGTTTAAAAGACAAATCAAACCTTCTAAAATTATCTACTGGGTTTCTTAGAGTCATACATTTTTCTAACTTTTCTTTCTGTTTAAAAAATGAATCAGATGCAAATGTCGGAATGCAAGCAAACCTCATCATCGCATCTCCCAAGTCTGTTAAAAATGCAATCTTAAAATCATTAATTTTTCTTGTTGGATTTACTTCCCATGTCGGCCTTTTGAGTGCAAACATCTTGGGATACTTATAAGACAAGATATGGTCTTCTTCCCATGTAATTTCAAACTCATTATCTGGCCCCTCTGGCAGTTCTTCATTAATAATAAAGGTGTGTCTACGTTCTACTGTTTCTTTTTCCATTATTACTTCTTCATACCGCTTTGAAATAAAATCTCCTTGAAAACGGGGGAATGAAAGAAGAACAACCTTACCAAGATCTGGAAAACGAGAATCTACGGAGCCACGAAACGCTTTATATATATTGTCACCAGTCTTACCCTGATCATTTCCACTTGCAGTTTCTGTAGCAAAGCCAGAAATCTCATCAAGAATTGCCATAATTAGGTTTAGACCTTCGTGAGATTCTCTTTCTGAGTGACCAGAATAAACTGTAATAGATTTGTTAAAGCCAATTGAGTCTACTTTTGATTCATACTTACCAGCAAACCATGGAGACTTTTCAATCTTTGTTTTAAATCCTTTAAAGAAAACGTTTTTAGCCTGTTGTGCATTTATAGCAACATTTATAATGTCTATGGCATCTCCTGGTGGCTTTCCGAAATATCTGGCAGGATCTTTAAGACATAGTAACTTATAAACAACGTAAGCACAAGCCACGGTAGAAGCATGGTCTTTACCACTACCCTTGCCCAGTTGTAAGATGATTTCATTTTTGGTGTATTTGTCATATTGTTTTGCTCCTTCTGTAGAACCAAGAAGTGTTTCTAGTTCTGGTTTTTTGTATATCTGGCTCATTGCCTCAACAATGTCATATTGAATTGGAGATAGCGGTGGCTGTCCTAAAAAATCAGGAGACTCAACAAATGTTTTTACGTCTACTGGATTTTCTTCAAATTGATTTTCTTTAAGAATCTCAAAAAAATCATTGAACATCGTGGACAATTGTTATTACCTCTCCCTCTCTAGCAATCTCAGATAATCTTGACATAACAATATCTCTAATCTCTGGATGCTCGGAAGCAATATCACGCAGAATTCCAATCAAAACCTCTTGACGTTTCTCAATTTGAACCATCTCTTCTGCAAGTTCTTTATTTTCTAATAGCCCAGCCTTTTGCAACATGTCAATTCTTTTTGACTCAATATCCATGACTAGTTTAATTGCAGCGGTCTTGGCATTTAGATTTGCCGTAGTAGTAGAATCTTCTATAACTTCATATGCTTTATTAATTAGTTTAGTATAGTGTGCGTCTGCTCCAACTAAAGCCTCTTTTGCACGAGCACGAATAGCATCATTGGCAGAGGCCATGACTCGCCATTCATTAAGATGGGCTACAACTCTTGTTCTTGGTAGGTCAAGAGTCTTTGATATTCTTGTTGGATCGTTTCCTTTTAAATATTCTTCAACCACCTTGTTTATTTCATCAAGATGCTTTACTAATTCAATCTCTGTGCTGGTCATATTTGCCTTCTAGTCTGTTAATCTCATCTTGAATGTAGAAGATTGCCTTCTTTAGATCTTCAATATGAGTTTCTTCATTTTTAAGCCCTGCTCTCCAAAGATATTTAAAGGCATTGCCTATGTTAAAATTTCTGTGTCTTGTTATTTGTATAGCCTCTACACCACTAGGATCTGATGTATAGTGGACAGGATGATTTACTTGATCTACTACTATTCTAAACTTATCTTCACTCATCGTTTTGATTTCCTTAGTCCAAATTTAGCAAGGTATACATAAATAGTCTCTACGCTTACCCCGCACTCTTTAGCAATATCTTCTGGGCTTTTTTTGTCCATATGATATCTTTTCTTTAGCCAAACTTGGCTTGTATACAGTTTACCACTCATAACTAGTCCTTGTCAAATTTCACAGCCTTTTCCCAGTTATTTATAGACCAATGACCTATTCCAGCAGCATCTGCTACGTCATAATCATCTATTTGTTTATCGTATGCTACCTCTAACAACTTTATAGTTCTGCGTTTTCTAAAATCTCTCTCATAAGATTTATACCAAGAATCAGACTTGCCTGGATTTAAGGATCTTATTTTAAGCTGTTCTTCTTTAGTTAGTTTCTTATTACCCAAATAACTTTGCCAAGTTATTGGAGATACTCTACCAATTATAGAAATTCCTGCAAGACCTGCAGCGCCAATGATTGCCCCTTGAACAAGAGCAAGATCTGCTGCAGTTTTTGGACTATTCATAAAAACAGTATGCTCAATAACTATTGCATTTGTTTTATTAAAATGCTCAAAAAATGGTTTTACTTTTGCACAAGCATCAAGAACTTTTTGATAAATGTTATCTCCTTCAAAATTTATTTTTCCATACTGTGTTAGGGTTTTGTATGAATAAAAAGCAAATGCAAGACTATTAGTACTGGCATCAATAGCACATATAACTGGCGGTTGGCTAATTGTCTTGTTCATAATCAATAAATCCTTTTAGTTGTTTTATCATTTTCTCAACTGCCTTTTGATGAATGTTGCAATTAGAGCAAAATCCTGAGTCGTTGTAAATTGAAAGTTTTGTTCCGCAACCACCTAGACAAATTCTTTTTTTACCTATTCTTTTTTGTCTACGAGAAATCTGATATCTTTCAGCAATTTTTTCTTTTGTAGCGTTAGTTCTACATTCTTCGCTGCAATATATCTGATAGGTTACCTTTGGAGCAAACTTTTTGTTACAAAACTCACATGGTTTCACGCAGATCCTCCAGTGAAGCAATCTTCACCACACCCACACCAGCAGCATCACAAGTATTTTTAATTGGACAGGTTTTACATATCTTTGAGTTAGCCCTGTAATTCTTAGTTGGAAGTTCATTTTTCATCCAACTTGCCCTCACAGTTTTCATCCAATCAAAAGCATTATTAATATAGTCACGATAGTAATCATCTACCTCTATTAATATTGGAAGTAGTTCGTGATTATTTTTATTTTCATAAATAAGAATTCCATGCTTATGACCAAGAATCTTCATATAGATAAGTATCTGAATGATGTGAGCCTTTTTGCCTTTGCCACTGTTCTTCCTGTATTCAAACCCTTCGTTTGGAACTGTCTTTATTTCTATTACAACTTCTTTATCGTTCCATTGTATGATTCCATCACCATATCCAAAGATAGGAGGGTTCTCATTTCTAATCTCAAACTCGGTTGTGTCTTTTTCTTTTTGTGTTTCTTTATCTACCTTTTTAAATATCTTTGCAATTCCAGAATCCATTAAGGCTTGTTGAATTCTATCGTGGCTCTTACTTCCGTTAGTTCTATTTGCCACACCAAAAGCATCAGAGTTATCTTCAAATGTTGCACCAGAAAAAGCAAGATACCAATATCTTGGACACTCTCCATGGCTATAAGCAATGGTAGATGGAGCAAAAGAGTACTTGGTCTGCTCTTTAGGAACTAGTTTATTTGTATAACCAGCCTTAATTTTTTCTACAAGACCATCAAGTTTAAAAGAACTCTCTGGCCTTTTCTTTTTTTCTTCTGTCTTTATCATAATTTGCTGCAGTAAGTTTTTACTCATATTATCCTTTATTCTATTATATCAGTTAGCGTATCGTATACTTTAGCGCAGATACCAAGTTGTTGATCGCTTCTGCAGCGGTATAGTAAATATTTTTCTTACCTCTATCACTTTTGTCAACATTAGCCATCCAAGTAGCCTTAAATGACATTTTTGCTGCAATTGCCTGAAGTCTAACTATCTCAACAGTAGCCACATTCAAAGGTATATCTGGTTTAAGTATGACCTTTGCTATAAATACAAGAGCAGCAGTAAGTTCTTCATCTTGCATAAAATCTGCTATTTCTGACAAACCATCAACCTGTTGTATAGTAGGTTTAGTTGGTTCCATTTTTAACCTCCCAAGTTAATTGATCTAGTAATTCAAACTCTATTAGGGCTAGTCTGGTTTTTTTATTTCCCTCGCCCAAAACTATGACTATTGCAGGAGACTTATCTGTGCCAGCCTTTATTGAATCGGTTACTGCTTTAGCCCATATGTCTTGATTTATGGTAAAAGACTTTGCCGACTCTTTAAAGTCAATAACAAAATTTCTCCACGTAGCATCGCCTTTCTGGTTATTACGACCAGAATTTTTGTGCTGTTTAGCACCTATTCTTTTACTTTCGTTCTTTTCGCTCATAAGCCTTCTTGTTCTTGTATCCTACTTGATAAACTTGGGCTTCTGAAAGGTGTTTCTCTTTGCACATCCATGTCCCAATTCCAGTTTCTAGATATATTCTTATGCTTAGCACCTCTTGCTTGCAAGTTCTGCATGGAAACTTCCCTTCATATACCGTAAATTTACTAGACATTGTTTAGTTTATTTTTCAAAATCTCTTGTAGTTCTAAATCTTCTTTTACTCTAGCAATAAGTCCATCACGACCCTGCACCTTTGTACCATCATCTAGTTGATACCAGGCCCCAGTTCTGTTTATGTGTCCAGCCAATTCAGCAGTGTCAACAAGATCACCAATAAAGTCAATGCCAACATTGTCACCCCTAAAATAGAAATCATACTCTCCATTTTGAAAAGAGGGTGAAGTCTTAGAAAATTGTAAATCCCACCTAATCTTGCGACCAATCTTTTCTTCAATAATTTTATCTCCGACATGTATTTTTCCTTTTATGGCTTGATTGTCTGATTCAGACGAAAACAACTTAATAATTGTAGACGAATAGAATTTTGTAGCCTGACCTCCAGTTGGCTGCTGGCTTGTGTACATTGCATTAATATTATTACGAGACTGACTAATTAAAACAAACAATGTTGGCTTTACCTTGTTGTTTGCATAGTTAATCATTTTCCAAGCATTACTAAAGTCTCTTGATTCTGCACCAATTTGCTTTGTGTTTTCTAATTGTTTTAATTCATCAGAATCTTTTTCAAAGTATATGGCTGGCAACAAAGATGTTACCGAGTCAACAACAATAATGTCAACTCCAGCCTCCATTAAATTTACTCCAACATCTACCATTTCA